CGTAAGAGTCCTTGTCGCGGGTGAAGTCCTCGGTTTCGTAGATGCCGTTGATCTGGCGGATGTTCTTCAGCCAGCGTTGCTCGACCTCGGATCGCAGTGACACGCGCTTGTCGACGATGGCCTGCAGCGCCTGGCCCAGCCCCTGGACTCGGCGGGCGGCTTCCTCTTGTTCGGCCTTCAGCGCCTCGCGCATCTGCTCTTCGAGCAGCGCCATTTCCTTCTGTGCCGCGGCAAGCTCGCTGGCAGGGTCGGCAGTGATGCTGGTGTCAAGCATGAAAAAGCGCCCGCGCGAAGCGGGCAATCGACCAAGGAAGGGCTTTCGCCCGTCACCAGATTACGGGCGGGGTGGTCGATCTCGCGGGCCGCATATATGCGGGGTTCACTCCTTGGCCGCGCGCCACTTCCAGTGATTCCGCGCGAACAGAACCCACAACGCCAGGTTCATCGGGAGCAGGCCCCATGCCCCGATCGTGACGATCCAGACCAACCAGAGAGCCTGGTTCGCCAGCCCGACAAGCCAGGCACTGCGGTGCTTGTTGCCGGCCAGGATGGTCATGTAGATGGTCACCGCACTGAGCAGCCACGGCAGGTAGTTTGCGATCTGGTGCAAGTCAGTACCCCCCTCGCCCGAAGTTGCGCGCCTCGACCATCGGCGTGTTGGTGGGCTTGGTCTTGGCGAAGCGGATCATCATCAGCGCGTACCGGCTTGCCGAGATGACGTCGTCCTTCTTCTTGACGATGAGCCCGTCCTTGCGGTGGTAGGTCCGCTGCTCGTCGAGCCAGGCGCCACAGGTCTTGAACACCCGGAAGCGGCCGGTGCGCATGCGCTCGATCATGTCCATGATCCCGGCCTCGACGCCGTTGCTGCCATCGGCGAACGTCGCCCGCTCGTGGAGCATGTTCACGCCGACGGCCTTGTATTGCTCCTTGAGCTGCTCGCCGCTGCCCTTGTCGTGCTGCAGACCGTCGTGAGGCCAGGCCACGGGTATCCACTTGCCTTTGCCGATGATGTACGGCGCCTGCTGGGCCGGGGTCGCCTCGCGGATCTTGAAGCAGTCGTAGAGGTAGGCGCAGTCCGAGTCACGATCCCAGGCCAGCCAGGATGCCGCGGCCGGGTGGTCCCAGCCGAAGTCGACGCCACAGATGCGCGGCCAGGACTCGGGCATGGTGAACGGCTCGCAGGTGAACACCGTCGGATCGACCGGGAGCACCAGGCCGGAACCCAGGACCGGCTCACCCTCGGTGCGGGCCTTGCGTTCGCTCTCCGGGTAGCTTGCGAGCAGCTCTTCCTTGGTCTTCTCGTCGAGGTGCGGCGCGTGTGCCCAGCCCGCCTTGATGATGGCCTTGCTCATTCGGCCGGTTCCTCACCCAGCGCGATGCACTCGGCAAAGCCCAGCCCGCGCTTGATCGCCCAGGCGCCGAGCCATGCCTGATTGGCGAAGCTGCAATCGAAGTGGTACTCCCTGAACTCGCGGCCCATCTGCTTCAGCTCGGCCTTCGACGGGGCATCGCAGCCTCGCAGCCAGAACAGGGAGCGGTCTCGCACGGACCTTTTGCGCATCCGCTGAATCCGGCGCATGCGGACCTCGTCGAGCTTCGACCACATGGCCGGCTTCTTACTCAGTGGCTTGTTCACGAGATCAGCTCCGCGTTTTCAATGAAGTCCATGACAACGTCCGTTGCCCCGTTGAGCGGGGTGAATGTGAGCAGGATGACGCCCTGCGTCGTGGCGGTGCGGGTCAGGCACTCGGTGTAGATCGCCTGCGGCGGCTCCTCGTCGAGCCACACGCCTTGCTTGGCCGTGCCCTCGAACTGCTTGCGCCCCTGGTCGAACGACTTGAACGCCAGGCGCGTGAAGCCGCCACCCTGGCGCTTGACCATCGCGTAGTCGACGGCGCCGTTGGTGTTCGATCGCTTCTTGATGTCATCGAGGTCGCACGCGGGGATCAGCCCGGTGCCGTAGTCCTCGCCCGGACCCAGCAGCTCGGCCTGGACGATGTCGCGCGTCGTTTCCAGCGTCGTGCCTGCAGCCGTCCACCCACCGGCCCAGTCGAACACCCGACCCTCCCACCAGTCCGGATAGCGCCCGGTGGTGTGCATCATCGTTTCGTAGGCGCCGCTGATCGTCTTGCCGACCCGGTTGCCGGCCATGAAAAGCCGCTCGCGGTGGATCTTCCCGGCGCGGAAAAACGCAAGGTGCTTGACGTACAGCTCGCGACTGAGCGGGCCCTCGTCGGGGAACAGCGACCGGTAGCGCCACAGCTTCAGCTTGTCTGTCAGCGCGCGCTCGATCGCCTCGTACTCGGCATCGGTCAACCCTTGCCCCTGATCGCAGCCGCCAGCCCGCTCATGATTACCAGGCGCTCGGGGCTGACGCCGTTGTCGCACTTGGACGCCAGCCACGGGAGCGGGAAGTACGCTTGAATCGCGTTCAGCGGTATCCACTCGATGTGCTCGGCCAGCGCCTCGGAGATCGCCTCGGGCCCGCCGCGGGGGTGCAGGTCGCCGTTGAGGTAGATCATCCCCTTCGTGTCGATCGCGTAGGTGATCCCGGTGCCCATCATCTCGTAGACCTGGCAGTCTGAGACTTCGTCGATAAAGTGATCTGTCATTTCGTCACTGCCTTCAGTGGAACAACTTGGGCCGCTCGTGCTGCCCGAACATCCCTGAGTGCCGCTTCCAGCTCCTCGGGGGTCATCTCGTCCTTGTCGGCCGGGTTCTTCGCCTCGCCGATGCCCAGGCCGTAGAGCTTCATGCGCAGCTCGACCACCTTGGCCATCGTTCCGACTTGCTTGTGCTCTTCAGCCTGCGCGGCGACCTTGTCGAGATCTTCCATCGCCTCGACCACGGAGTAAGCGCGTGGTGCCTTCGAGGTGTCGATGACGCCGCGGCTGGCCTCGATGGCCGACCTGGCGTAGCCGTCTCTCAGCTCGGCGATGCGGGCCGCGACCACGGGTGCGCGCGACAGCTTGGCCGCCTCCTTGCTCACCGTGTCAGCACGGCCCTGCGACTTGTAGGCCATGCGGTAGGCGGCCGAAGCGGGTTGCCCGGATGCCACGGCGACGGCGAACGCCTCTTGCTTGGGAGTGATCGCAGCCATCAGGTCACCCACCAGTAGCGCCACACCTGGCGACGACCGCACTCGCCTGGCGGGCGATCGGACACCGCTCGACGCACCTCGCCGTAGAGCAGCGACTTGACCATCAGGCTTGCCAGCTCGGGGGACGACACCAGCACCCCCTGCTGCAGCATCGCCACACGCAATTCGCCCAGCGTGGCGCCGACATCTGCGCGCTCCTGCAGAACGGCACGAACGCGCCTGAGCAGCGCGACGGACTCGGCTTTTGCCTCTCGGCTGCCGGGCGGCGGTATGTCAGCTTTTGCGTACACGGTCATTGAACTTTGCCTTTGCTTCGATTGCCATCGCCATGGGGTCGGGCTTCGCGTCCTCGAACCCCATCAGCCGAACGAGAAACATGCCGTCGTAGTCCTTGGCCGGGATCGTCATCACGCACGACACCGCTGGGCGCCTGATCGCCACCAGCACGCGACCGGGATAGGAGCGCGTGTCGGTACACACCACCAGATCGCAGCCGGGCGTCCAGCGGGCATCGGCCTCGGCGGCCAGGGCGGCGGCGGGGGTCATGCGTCGCGCACATCGACATAGACCGCATAGGTCTTCGGTTCGCCCTTGGCCTGCGCGTACTCCCACTTCACGCGCGGGTCGTTGTCTGGGACGCCGAGCCAGTCGGCGATGCCGTCGCGCGTGGCCTTGAGTGAGCCGCGCAGGTTGTCGTCGTCGAGCGGGCGCGGTGCGATGCGCGTCATCGTCACGATCACCGGGCCCATCAACCGCGGCGCCAGGTCGGCACGGCGCATATCAGCCCAGGCGATCGTGCGGTGCAGCTTCGCGCGGGCGGCGCGCTTGCGCCAGTGCTCGCGCAGGTTGTTGACCGACTCGGCCCGGATGTCCATGCGAACGGAGATCAGCTTCAATGCCGTTCCCTCTCGGGCGCGCGCAGCATGGTGCCGCGGCCCAGCTCGCCCAGGCGCTGCATGTACTTGCGGCAGTTGAACGCCTCGACCCAGGTGACGCCGAACTTCTCGGCCGCGGCTTCGACGGTCAAGACGTCGTGCGGGCAGTCCTTGAAGTAGCGCAGCAGCCGGGAGCGAAGCCCGTCGCGTCGTGGTTTGGCAAGCGGGTTGACTGTCATGACGCGCGCCCTGCCTTGATGTCGGCGATCTTTTCGAGCATCCAGATGGCGACATGGCCCTTGTCGTGGCCGTGTTGGTTGATCCAGCTGGCGGGGAGGAACGCGGCCAGGTCGGTCAGCGCCTTCAGGTAGCCGCCAGCCTCGCCGGCGACGTACAGCGACTGCGGCGAGCCTGGCGGCATGCACAGTTCGAGGGCGGTGCGGTCGTCGCTCATGCTGACGCGCCGCGCTTCGTGAGCCAGTCGGACATGAAGCCACCAACGATCG